ATTTGATCCACCATCAATACTCACATTAAATTGAAATTTTGATGCACTTGCTGGATGAATATTTATAAATTTAAAAATATATTCTTTATATGTAGAATCTATACCAGATGTAAAAGATAAGTTGGCTGAACCAGATGCAGTCTGTGTAGACAATAAAACCATACTACCACCAACATCTCCTGTTTCAAAACCATTGGCACTAGCATTCCATTTAAGTTTTTTACTAGCTACGGGTGTAACGTTTATGTTATTAAAATCTGCTTTAGAAAGAGCCATATGCTATTACTCCTATTCGTAGCCAAAAAATTCTATTAATATTTTTCCTGCTGTGTAGTTGGCATCGGTTGCTGCACCAGTAACCATGTACAAATATTTATCTGCTGCTGGTGGTGTTGGTATTGATATCATTGAACCTAATGCTAGATCACCGCTATCACACATTTGAACTTGGTTAGTAAGTCCTGTAATAGCTGCATCTTCTGTTCCTGTTGCTTCATCTGCATACCATAAATTAATATCAGGGTCTCCACCTGCAGGTGCTTCCATACAAGTTATTTTACCACTTAAAACTGTTCCATTAATTGCTGCAGTTATCTGACCTATGTGTGAATTAGCTGTTGCAGCTTTTCCAATAATGTCTCCACTACCAGAACTAGCTAAACCGGTAAGGTCAATTAAAATTCTTGTATGAAAAATGTTTCCTAATTTTTGAACATCTGATCTATAAACTGTTCCTGTTCCAGTTGTAATTCCTGTGCCTGCAGTCAACGCTGTAACCGCTGTTGTGCCTAACATAGCAGGTGTAATACTATTAGTTGATGGCACTGTTGATTGAATAGCTCTAGCTAAAAAAATACAATACATAACATCTGTCGATGCTGTGTTTTCTGATAATGTTAATGCTGTCCCTGTTGCAGTGTATGCTTTACCGGACCCAGGGTGTTGTCTAACGTTATTTATAAATAATGCAATCTCACTCTCGTTACTTACTGCATGAGTAAGAGTATAAGAAGATGTTGCTGACGTAGAAAAATTTTGTGTAGCAAAAGTAACGAAGTTGTCTGTAGGTTGGTTCCCAATATAGGCCATCTTACGTTATCTCCATAATGCTCAACGTGCCAGAAAGTTTATCTGCAACGGAACAATCTATCTTAAGTTCATCTGTTGCTTCTAAAACTACCTTACCACCCGTTAAGACCTCCAAAGAACTTCCTGCTGGAATGTTTACGTCTTTCACTAAAAAAGATATACCATTAGTTACATCATTAGCTCCACCACGACTTCCTGTATCACTATGTAATTCTACTTCTGCTGTGACTGAAGTTGTATTAAGGTTAGTAAGAACTAAACCTAACACCACTGTAGTAGTCGAACCAGCAACCGTATACATTTTGTAAGCGGTACCTGCTGATGCGGGTTCTGCTGCAAAATTTACTACTTTAAACGTATTTGCCATTTTTTTTCTCCTATTTTTCTTTTATATATTATCCTAAAGCAATTGCAAGAGCTGTTGGATCATCAGTACTAAATCCTGCACTACTTAGATATGTTTTAACATCTGACATAGCTACTTGGACCATAGTTCCAGCATCATTTGCTACTAATCTATCAGCATCTACTAAAGTTGTACCTGTTGCAGATGTTCCACCATCTACAATATTAAGTTCTGCTGCTGTAGAATCTACAGCTGCTAATTTTGTTAAATCTGCTTGTACTAATCCAGAAACACCATCAAGTAAATTAAGTTCTGCTGCTGTTGATGTAACTGTTGTTCCATTTATAGATAAAGCATCTGTTTCTAAAGTACCATCTATATCTGCATTTCCAGATACATCTAAAGATCCTGCATCTAATTCTCCAGATAAAGTAATATTTCTAAATCCAGTGTAATCTTTATTAGCATCTAAAATTACAGCTTTACTTGCTATAGCAGTTCCAATAGCTGTTGCTCCTAAATCTAAAGCATTTATTTCTCCAACAACTACAGTTGCTCCATCTAAAATATTTAATTCTGTTGCAGTAGACGTTACTGCTACATCTTCATTTATTTTAGGAGATGTTAAAGTTTTATTTGTAAGTGTATCTGTTGAAACTAAAGATACTAAAGTTGAATTAGCACCAGCTGGTAATAACATAGTATTTGTAACAGCAGCCGAGTGAGGTTGAGAAGCAAGAGTTTGACCATGTGAATTAGACTCACAATTATATACTATTCTTCCAGAATTTGTATTACCTCTTACAACAACTGTTCCTGTACCATTAGGTGCTAGGTCAATAGTTGCATTAGAAGTAGTTACAATATCTGCACCATTCATATCAAGATTACCACCTAATTGAGGTGTAGTATCATCTACAACATTTGATATAGCACTATCCGTTGCAAGTCCTGCAACAACTGCTGATCTTGCAATTCTTTTAAGTCCACCACCTGAAGTATCTATTGCTATAAAAACATCATCTGCAGCTGCAGTTGATATTTCTGATAATGAACTAACTGCTATTGAATTAAAATTTGTACCATCAGCAACTAATAAATTACCTGCAGTGTTTGTGCCCATAGTAATATCATCACCTGATACTGTAAGATCTCCAGCAACCGTAACGTTTGCACCACTAAATGTTAGTGCAGTTGTTGTTCCTGATTTAACAATTAAATTTCCTGAACTGTTAGTTAATGATCCGTAAGTAGTACCCGCGTCTTTTAAAAATATATCAGCACCGTTAGCATCTAATATAATATCGCCTTCAACATCTAATGTAAAATCACCAGCGTCAGATATTGTACTTCCGTTTATTGTAATATCATCAACTGTTAAAGTTGTTAAAGTTCCTAATGATGTAATGTTAGATTGTGCTGCAGTAGTTACTGTTGCTGCAGATCCAGAAACGTTTCCTGTTACATCACCTGTAAGTGGTCCAGCAAAAGCATCTGAAGTTACTGTGCCATCAAAAAATGCATCTTTAAATTCTAAAGTTGATGTACCTAAATCAATATCATTATCTGTAACTGGAGATAACGCACCATCTTTAATTGTAATTTGATCTGTGCCTGCAACTTTAATATCTATTTGATCATCTGTATCTGCTGTAATAGTTGTATCACCATCAGCATCTAAAACTAATTCTCTTCCTTCTATATCAAGTGCGCCACCAAACCCTGCATCAACAATATTAGTTCCATCAGAGTAAACTAATCTTGTAGTTTTTTCGGATACACCAAAAGTAATACCTGATCCTGATGCTGTTTTAAATTGTACAGTATAAGCACCTGACGTGCCGTTTGTTACAATGTAAACTTTTTCTACAGAATCTGGTACAGTTACAATAGAGTTTCCAGATATAGTACCTGTTAATTTTATAACAGCATTTTGTGCTGTTGATGTAGCGGCACCATCTGTAATTGATAATGCTGTAGTTCCACCACTAGTTACTGCTTGCTCTACGTAACCAGAAATTGCTGTGTTAACAATGTCTAAATTGGTATTAGTTTTATCTCCCCAAGTTCCGGCATTCTCGCCGGTTGCCATTTTTTCTATACCTAGTGTTGTAAATGTTGATGCCATAATTTAATTCCTATTGTGGTGGTGATTGAATTGGTATTCTTACAGTACCATCCGTATAATCATCCCTTCTTCGTCTTCCAACTTGTTCTGCAGCAAATAATTGCACTGCTTCTTTATATTTTCCTTCATATAGTTGTAACATATCCATAGGTCCTTTTAAAAAAGCATAAGCTTCTGCTAAACAACAATATAACAGACCATTTGGAAAATTCATACTAATATAATTAGTGTCATTATTTTCAAATATGGTTGGAGCTGCGTTGTAATGAATTTTATAAGCAAACGTTCCACTTGGTGTTGGTGATACAATTATAGATCCAGAGTTTGATGAGCTTTCTCCAGTTGCTCCTGTATCTAACATAGCATAGTATTTTGGTGTTCCAGTAGACGTAGTTGCTGAAATATATTCCTCTAAAAATGTTACATCTTTTTTTTCTAAATAAGTATTAGCACCAGTGTAAGTAGATCCAGTTGCAGTATAAACTTGTACTGCTCTAACAAATACAGCTCCTGCTGGCACAGTTACAGTGCCTGTTCCTGCTGTAAAATTACCTGTAGATGTTTTTCTATCCGCATCTAAAGGTATATCTCTAAAAATTCTATATTGTGCATTTAAAATAATGTTTTCTATAACTGAATCTGACAATACAGTAGAACTAACTTCTGTATAACTTCTTATTTGTGTTTTTAATCCTGATGCGCTTATTCCTGCCATTATGCTGTAAGAGTTGCCGGACCTGCCGAGCAATTCTCTCCTCCTCCTGATATACCACCTGTTGTAGCAGTGTTTGTGTCCACAGTAAAGTGATAGAAATCTGTTGTGTTTGTAATATTGCCGCTTGAATCTCTTTTACCAACTGTAATAGAATATCCTGCAGTTTTTGCAACGTTTGATCCTGTTATGCCATCAAATGATGCAGGGTTTGCAAAAGTTCCAGCAGTAGAAGGTGATCCTCTAAATCTTACAGTATCACTTGTTGATCTGCCGTGTGATGGTTCTGATACATTTATAATTCCTGATGAAGCTGCAATAGTTTCAAATGGGTTTGGTTTTAATATTGTTGCAACAGAGTTTTCTGTTCTATCTGGTCTTGCATTCATTAAACCTTCTTGATCTGCAGCATGCGTGCCTAATTCTAATTGTGGGTGTTTAGGTTCAAATTCTGATTTGTGAACAAGAGAACCATTCCATTCTCTAACCATTTCATTATATGGAAATTCAAATCCTGATCTATCTGATATTGCTTTTGCGTATTTTCCTATTGCCATTATATGTTCGGGTAGTAATTTTTAGGAGTTATGTATGTACTAGCAGCAGAACCATCTTCTGATAGTGCTCTTGCTAATTCATCTTCGTAATATAACTTCATTGTTTGTGTTAACTGCGGATTTACTTTTTGACTTAAATAAAAAGCTAGTCCTGAAACCATACAAGGTACGAATCTGTATGGAAGATCTGTTGCATCAGTATAAGTTCCATCTACATCTTGTATTCTTTTTAAATAATAAAAATGTATGTCTTTAGATGCATTAGAAGAATCTGCTGTTGGGTAAAGTGTTATTGTAGTTTTGTCTACGAACCTTTGAACAAAAAATTGTGCTGGTGTTCCTTTAGATAACTTACTTGATAATGCAGAATAAGTTGCTCTAGAAATTTTTGTTAATGAAGAATCTGATTGTGAAGTTTGAGTTCTATTAGATCTTAATGTAGCTTCAAGAACATCTGCAACACCATAAGTATTAGCAGGATTTGTTACAGCACTTGTGCCATCACCAGTTGATCTAAAAAAATTATACTCAGCTTGTCCTTCGATTACATCTATATTAGCTTCACCTACTTCCCAATAATGAATGCCTCTATTACCCCATTCTTGAAAAAGAATGTTTAATGATCTTCTTGCTGTTTTTAATTGATAACCTGAACTGACTTGTATACCAAGTCTTTCATATGCTTCTTCAATAATTTCTTCAATAGCAAAAGTTTTATCAAAAGTAACTGTGCCTGACGTTGTGTTGGCCATAAGTTACCTCCTAATATAACTTTTTAAATTCTGCTATTACCGTATACATGTTACCAGCATCTGCTGTACTTGGAACCACCAAGTTTACATCACTTTGGTTACTGTTAGCTGATTTGTCAGTTTTTAATCCACCAAATTCTCTAAAGTCCCAATAACCTGATCCTGTTAAACCTATAACGGGTATATCACCGTTGTTGTCTTCTTCATCCATACGAACATAAGAATCTCCACCATCTCCACCTTGTGATGAATACCATACTCTTTGTAAAACTAAGTGTAAACAAGATGAACCGTTTGCATTGTTTGCCATTGCTGATACATCTCCAAATACAGTTGTTCCACCTGATCCGTCTGATTGATTTACATATTTGATAACCACTCTAACATCGTTTTCTTGCATGATAGTTGGTCCTGTTACTGTGTCTGCCATAATCCCTCCTTAATCAAGATTACTAGATGGGGCCGAAGCCCCATCCTAATTTTTATTTATTAAGCTGTGTATCCCCAAAATTCGATAAGAAGTTTTCCAGCTGTGTAGTCAGCGTTTGTTGCTGCACCAGCTGCCATGTACAGATATTTATCTGCTGCAACAGTTGCAAGACTAACTACGCTATTTAAAGCTAAGTCACCACTGTCACAAATTTGTACTTGGTTAGTTAAACTAGTTACCGCTGCGTCTTCTGTTCCAGTCGCTTCATCCGCATACCATAGATTGATATCTGGATCTCCGCCTGCTGGAGCTTCTAGACAAGTTAGTTTTCCGCCAAGAACCGTTCCGTTCACCGCTGCTGTAATTTGTCCAATGTGAGAATTAGCAGTTGCTGCTTTTCCGATGATGTCACCAGAACCAGATGATGCTAAACCTGTTAAGTCAAGTAAAATAGTAGTGTGAAAAACTTCACCAATTTTAATAACTCCAGCTTGGTAAACTGTGCCTGTACCAGTAGTAATTCCTGTACCTGCAGTTGTTGCAATAGTGTTTCCAGTTAGAGTTGATCTTCCTGTTACACTTAATGTACCACCGCCTGAAATGTTTCCACTTGAGTCGATTGTTGTGTTGTCTGTAATAGCACCAGTTGTTGCATTTTTAGAGATTTGTTTAAATCCACCTTCTGCTCTTACCGGACCATTAAAAGTTGTATTAGCCATATTAATATCCTCCTAGATATATATAAATGTAGTCCCTAGGGATGTCGACTATACGCGTCTACATTTAAGTTTTTATTTTTTGTATAGTGATAAAATTATATGTTATTTTTTAGTAGAGTGCAAGAGGGCCTGTAAAGAAAGTGCGATTTCAGCGATGTAGCTTTGTGACTTAAGTAGCTACAGAAACTTGTGGAGCAGCGCCTTCAACGCTATTCTGCCTGTGAGCAATTTGAGCTTCTTCAAGCTTGATCTCAGTAATGACTTGCTTAACTTTGTCATCAATTCTGACCATTTCAAGAGTGTATTTATCATTAGATAAATGCTCCTGTTGCCACTTCAACTCCAAGGACCTTTTTTGTTTGTATAGGTCTTGTATCATCAATAACCTCCTCATAAGTTATTCGATTTATCTCGTTA